AACAAATAGGTTCTATTATTTTGATCTGTTCCTGAAGTAGGATAAATAGAAGCTGATCTTATAAAAGCTATTGTATCAGGAGTGTCTCCTGGTAATGATACAAACTCGTTTCCTTGTGTTAAAGTTGTAAATTGGTACGATCTAAAACAATCTAAATCTACTTCTCTAAATATTTTTATTTCTGCTTGTTTAATAAAATCATCAATTATTGTATCTGTTAGAACATCTGAACTAACTTCTGTATAATTTCTTATTTCAGTTAATAATTCTGAATATGTTGTCATGATATAACCACCGTAACCGTTCCTGTACTTGAGTGTAATATTATATCTTTATTTGGCTGTTGTATACTTAAAGGCATCATACTTCTTTGTTTTATAACCTTACCACTTGGTAGTGTTGTTGTCTCAATTAAAGTATCAAATGAATTACTAGCTAATCCGTCACCAAAACCACTGTACGTTCCTTTTTGAGGATTACCCACGTTTGAATTTATAGTTCCGCCGCCAACAAAAACTGTATTATTTACAACTTGAGATCTTGCATGTTCTAAGGATTCAGAGTCTGTGGGGTGGTTTTTTGGATCAAGTTGAGGATGTTTAGGTTCAAATTCAGAAACATGAACCCACGATCCATTCCATTCTTGAACCATTTCATCATAAGGAAACGATTGACCAGAGCGATCTGAAACTCGCAAAGCAAATTTTCCTGTTGTGTATTTACCCATACCTACCTTATATAATTTTGTTTTGGAACCATACTATAACTTGATTTTTCTACGTCTTCGTTCGCAGCTCTAGTAAATTCTTCTTCATAAATTGCTTTTAACATTTGTATTCTATCAGGTGCGTATTTCATAGCTATGTAATAAGCTAATCCCGCAACTAAACAAGGCATAAATCTGAAAGGTATTTGAGCGTTGTTTGTGTAATCATCTAAATCTGTCATTCTAATTGATGCATAATATTTTAATGTGTACGCAGCATCTGCTGCAGGAAACAAGTAAAGTTTAGGAATAATTGTTCTTTCAAAATAAAACTGGCTAGGTCTACCCTCACTTGATTTTACGGTGTAATCCCAATAAGTTTCTCTTCCTATTCTAGTCATAGCAAAATCTCCATCACTATTTGACATAACAGCGTTTTGAATATCTATGAGTTGTGAACTATCATTGTTATCAGTTGTAGCATTACCAGCAGCATCTACACTATATAAATCAGATCCTGATATAACTTGTGTGCCTTTTGCTATAGACGCTGTTCTATTTTGAATAGTCCATAAATTTAAACCTCTGTTAGCCCAGTCAGCCAACATGATATTTAAAGAACGTCTTGCAGTTTTTAAATGATAACCAGATCTATCTTGTAAACCACAACGTTCAAAAGCTTCTTCAACAAGCTGGTCTACATCTAGAATGAAACCAGCTGTTGAAGAGTATGTAGGCGTTTTTGTATTTAAGCCTGACATTTAATTATTTTTTCTTCATCATTCCGCCGCCACGTTTTTTCATGACCTGCTTCTTCTTAGCCATTGATCCGCCGCCACGTTTTTTGACTGCTTGTTTCTTTTTAGCCATTGTTCCGCCACCAGCTTTTTTAACTACTTGTTTCTTTTTAGCCATCATCCCAGTGCCACCACCTTTTAGCTTGACAGGTTTACCACCTTTTTTCATAGCCATCTTTTTCTTTCCCATCATGATAGGTCTCCTTTAATTTTACTATACTTAAGTATTCTAGATTCTACTACGTCTTCGTAATATTCTCTAGGCCATTTTTTATAATAGCCTTGTTTACGTAATTTATCAGAAGCTTCTTGTAATTGCGAGAACTTTTGTACTAGCATCATAGAATATTTTAAATTATTTCCTACATCAGGTACATGACCTTCTGGCTCAACTAAA